CCCATTTGTTGTGGATGCCAACGGAACTGAAACAGTATGCGTTCCGCTTTGAGAGCCAGCCGCAGTGCTGACTGCCGAGCCCCCAACGGTTGTGGATATTTCAAACGTGGATGCTCCCGCATTAATAACGTAATAAACTACACCTGACGTAATATTTAATGGCAATGTGCCTGTTGTTGTAAACGTGACAGGCGTTCCATTAAGTGGGACGGTTGTTGCCGGAGTGATAACGGCAGGATTTGCAAGGGTTATTGTTGCAGTTTGGTTGTTTGCGGGGGAACTTGAAGATGATTGTTCTGGGGTAATAAAAACTTGGTTCCCAGCCGTATTTGTGTCGTTGTCGTATTCAATAAAAGAAAGACTATCATTCGCCCCAACTGCAAGGCGTTTGTTTGTGTTCAAGTCTTCCCAAGGATGAAGTTCATTTATGTTTGGGGTAATTTGAGTTGCCCACTGAACCCAACCTCCCATTTTTTGGATGAGGCCCATGCCGGAGCGGTCTGGCACGAAACGAATAAGTTGAGACGCTGAAAACGCCGCCTCGTTCAATGCAGGTGTTTTGTAGGTATCAATACCAGGGATCAGCTTCATCGTTGCGTGAGGCATAGGAGGCTACCTCGTTGGTGAAGCGACAGGGGATGGTGAGTAGGCTGTCCAAGCCGCCGCCTCAAACTTCTTGCGGTTTTCCTCAACCAACGCGCTTGCCTTGAGAGCTTGGTATTGGCTTTCGTAGCTTTGCGCCATCTGAGGATCGTCGGACTGTCGGCCAAAGTTGCGCTGATAAGCAGATATGTAAATCATTGAAGCCATAATAAACAAATCCGGCAGATAAACGCTGATGAACGTTGTTGGGTTTGCGGCAGATAAAGGCGTCGATCGAACCGTTCCGGTCAACCGGACGGCGTATGCTGAATTTGGCGTTGGCCCAACGAGAATGTTTTGCGAAGTCAAACCAGTCGTTGCGCTGTCTCCACCATAAACCGCAAAATATTTTGGCAAATCAGTTGATGACCCAGAACCATACACATTTTGGATATATTCTTTTCCAATTGCCAAAAGCGGAGTTGAATTGCCAGTTCCGTCAATAACTTCAAACGTTTGCAAAGAAACAAACGACGATGTCGGTATCGTCAGAATATTGTTGCCGGAAGTGAACGCATAAGACGAATTGCTGATCTGCGTTGAAAGAAAATCCAAATCGCGTTGCATCCGCAACTCGGCATAATCAATCATAGACGGGACAATGGTGAGGTAATTTACGTCGGTCGATTGCACGACCGCCATCGTGGCAATTTGTTCAACGTAGGTTGAGTATGTTAATCCGACCATGTCAGCCTACCATGTTGAAAGCGGTCTTTTCGACTTCGGCCACGCGACGACCCCATCCTTTGCCGAATGTACCCCATGTTGGCAATGCTTGCAAGAAAGCCAACCGATCCTCGCAGATCTTGGACGCCAGTTCACGCGGGTTCATCTTCGCTACAGCGGCAAGTGTAGCAGGGCCGATAGCCCCATCAGCAACCACACCACAAGCATTTTGAAGAAACTTGGAGGCGCGAGTAGGACCGCTATTAATAGCCAAATCAAAAGTAGCAAAATCCACACCATGCGGGAGGTCATCGCAGCGGCACTTGTCCCAGTACTTTGCTTTGTAGAGCGGGGCGACATCAGCGACTGTGAGGGCTTTAATGTCATCTTTGGTTACCTCATGGCCGACCCATTCTTCCCAAACTTTTTTGGTGCAACCGAGATTTGTTGCTCCTCCTGGGTCTTTGGGGTGATCGACGTATCCCCCTTCCGATTTCAAAACATGGGCGAGTGATTCTTCAAAATTGTCTTTCATGGCTCATTCTTTCGGTGTTGAATTGTAGATCATCTGGTCTTTCTTCTGAGAACCGGATGAAGACCCAAAGTAGAATGCAATGATGCCACCCCAAGCCGTCTGTAGCGCACCAAGCAACAACAACAATGCCTCATTGCCTGTTGTCGGTAGGCCATAGACAAGCATGTAAATCAGGATGGCAAAGAATCCAACGGTTACTGACACCGCCAAAAGTCTTGGAATCCAATCGCGGGTCTCTGTTTGCATTGACCGAGCCGACTTGCGATCGTCCACCGCAATGCGCTCGAGATCAATATCAAGGCTCTTCATTCGGACTTTGAAGTCGGCGTCAATTTTTTTGACAGACGCAAGTTGCTCAGGCGAGGCAGTAAGCAAGGACGCCCGTATATCGTCCTCAGACCCGTCCTCATTGCCGAGGAGTGCCATAGACAGTGCTTTCGTCGCCATCCCCGCCAATGGGCCGCCCAAGGCAGTTGCCAAGGTTGGAGCGACTGAGCCAAGTAACCCCCCGAAATTTTTAAGCAGATCCATCGTCCTTACCTCCTGATTTAGAGCCCAACATAATGCCCGACAGCGTGCCTGTCAGGAAAGTTGCGATCGGCGCAATTAACTTGAAAAATTCTTGGTCGTTTGGTGCTTGTCCGTCAATTGGTTGCACAACAAAAATCAGACTGTATAGCACTGCAAACACCGTCCCTGTAAGCGTCAGGCATAAGCTGATGCCAATGATGAACTGAAGCAAGGCGTGGAGTTCGTCTTCCTTGATCCTCATCGTGCTACGGCTCCGCATGGGTTTTGTTTAAGAGTGTCTGCGGAACAGGTTCCAGAAGCGGTGCAAATAGGCGGGTTGCACTCTGGCGCGTCCCAATTTTTAGGATCTTGGCATGGGTAACGATAGCGGTCTTCGCATCCTGTCAAAACCAAGAATATTGTTCCAGCCACCAACAGATGTTTCATTTGTGCGCCGTCAGATAAACAAAAAGTGCAAGACCGAGAGCCATGACAATAACCCCGAGAAACATCCATGCTCCCAAAATCAGTTCAGCTTGGCGTTCCTCGGCTTCCTTCTGTGCAATAGCGGCCTGACGCACGGCCTCTTTACGCATTTCGGTGACTTCCTTCTGAATTGCAGTCCAGGCTGTCAAACCGTAAGCCCCTACAAACAGGTTCTTTGTATCAAGTTGCAACTGCTGAGCTTTAGCTCTCAAAGCGTACAGCTTGATTGCTTCTGCCTCGTATTCTGCTTGGCTCTGGAAAAGTTTCTTTTTCCGCTGCCCAGAGGTTAATTGCGTGATCTGCGCAATCCTCGCAAACAGACTCCCCACGCGCTCCACAACGTCGATGGCTTCGTGGCCAGCGTCGGTCGCGCTCTTTATTCCATTATAGAGGGCCGTTGCGCCAGCGAGAAGCGTAAAAGGATCCATTAAACATTCCCCGTATTTGTAGAAGGGAAAGCGCGACCTGGACCCCAAATAATACGAACAGCTCCTCCTCCGCCTGGACCACCATTGCCGCCGCCGCCGTTGCCTCCGCCGCCACCTGCGCCGTATAATCCACCAACACCAGCATTTGCAGTAGTTCCTGTCCCGCCAGTTGCACCACCCGATCCGCCGATGCCACCAGTTCGAACTGTTGCAGCAGAAGCACCACTAGCACCTTCGCCTAATATGCCAACGCCACCGCCGCCACCGCCGCCACCAACGTTATTTTGCACACTACCTGAGCCGCCATAACCGCCGCCGCCACCGCCGCCGGAACCGCTTGTTTTTCCTGCTCCGGTGTAGTTGCCGCCGCCGCCACCGTTGCCAGAATAACCAGCCGCCCCGCCACCGCCCCCGCCGCCTCTTGCACCGTCATTGGCCCACCCGCCGCCGCCGCCTCGTCCGCCGCCGTCGCCAGTATATGTTCCCCCAGAATTTGCACGAGTGTTTGTTGGAGAACTACCATTTCCCGCACCACCCAAAACACCGTTTTGACCGCTTACTGTAGCGAGAGATATAAAATAACTATCTTTACCATTGCCTTCTATTTCGCCACCCGCGCCAACAACAACGGTGTATGAAGTCCCTGGAACAGTAGGAATGTTGTTTTTCCAACCTAGCCCTCCACCAGACCCACCGTTTCCACCAGAAGCAGCAGTCCCGCCGCCGCCTCCTCCACCGACGCAAACAACGGAAACGAAATATACCCCTGCAGGCGCAACCCACGAAAAAGTTCCAGGAGTTGTAAAAGCAATCTGGCCTGCAGAGTTACCACTACCAAAACCTCGGGCAGAGCCAGCCCCAAACGTTGCAATAGTTGGCATTAATCGCTCCTATTAGGCAAAGGTCACAACACCTGCCAAAACTGTATATGATGTAGACCCCGTTCGCATAACAGTGAACGTGTAAGAGTTTTTGGAGCTTGCGGTTCCGGCAGTCGGAGCCGAGCCACCTTGCCAAATTGTTGTTACGCCAGTTGTCGTACCATCAACTTGAACTGTTGAGCAATAAGGAACGGGAAATGTTGCAGTCATTGTTTGAGAAGCGTATGTCCCGCCAATGGAAACGGTCCATGTGTTCCCGCTGCCACTAACGATTGTTCCGAGGGAGATTGATCCGGAAGAAGTTATTGTCGTTCCAACTGTAAGGGCAGGAGACCCCGTGGTTGTTAAAGTCGTCCCTGTGCAACTTGAGGTTGGCAAAGAAAGAGTAGTTACCGCACCGCAAGTTGCAATATAAACGCAAGTCACCAAGTCTCCGGTATTTGGGATGACACTTGACAATGCAACGTTTGAATTTCCGCGAATGTTAATCGTAAAATTTTGTGTTGCGGTTGTCGTGTTTAACCAAACAGACTGAGACAACACGTCATAGTTATATGTTGATCCAACGCCGGATGCGTCATAAAGGCCATCCTCAACAATATTGCCAATTTTCAAATCCGGAGTGTTGGTTGAAGAAATTGTAACCGTCTCACTAGCGGTTATGGTGTTGTTTGTGACCAACGGGCCATTAACCGTGAAAGTTCCGTTAACCGAGGATAGCGTTTTGATAACGTTATCGTCAGCAAAATTTACTGAAGTTCCGTTGTAATACACGTACCCTTTGGTTTCAGGCTGGATTATTACGCCTGTTCCGCTCGATGGTTTCACAGTCAATGTGTATTTTGCTGTGGCAAATGCTGTTCCGAGATACGGAGACGTGCTCGTTGCCGTAATTGCTGTTCCGCCGGAAGTTGCGGCAAGGGAGAAAGTCGTTCCGACCGGACTGACAACGTAATACTCAACGTTTGCTGAAAAACCCCCTGGCAAAACACCAGTCGTTGAAAGGACAACAATTGTCCCTGCGACCGGAGAAGTTGTTCCAATAGTGAATGTTGAGGTTGAAACAGCTGGCAGTGCCGTGATTGAAAAAGCGGTTTGTGATTGAGCCGATGTTATACCGTTCACAACTATCCACGCTCCCCCCATTGTCGTAACTCCCGAACCAACAAGATTAGGC